TTTTGTTTTTGTTTTGTTTGTTTGTTTTTCTTTTTGGTGTGTCTATCCAGTTTCCAGTTTTTCAGGAACCAACTTAGGAAGCACGTTTTCATAAGAAGAAGAGAGGATGAGTTTACATGACTGATAGAGCCATTGCGGATTTTGCAACGGGTATGAGCACGTCTTTATTCATCCAAGCCCAGCGTCCAATGGCCTTCGCGCCCGTGAAAGCGCGGGCCATGACGTCTTTGACAGCTTGCCAATGGTTGCCATTCATTGTCGCACTTGGCATGCCATTGATAATGTTGAAAGCTTCTGAAATGAGAATATCATTTCCTGAACACATTTCTGAGATGAACACAGTATAACCAGTGTCACACTCATAGATCGAGACTAGAATCGCTCTTGCAATAATTCCACTGGAAACAGTGGTCGCTCCTGGAATGAATTGTCCACTGATGAGCAGACATGGATAGTCATGTCTCATCATTTCATCTGGGGTGTAGAAGGCCATATCGGACTCATCTTCAGGCGCCCAGATTACGCGGCATCCATCTTTGAACTTGCCAGTGTATATGTTTCCCGTGTCGGCTAATGCTTCGTGATTTTGAAGATTGCCGACTTCTGCGTTTGTTATGTCTGCGAAAAAGTCTTTGGTGCATTGATTTTTGTTGAGCCGCTTTCCAACTATTATTCCTCCATCAATCAGTCCTGGAACGACTGAAGTGACAAGTAGGGACATAGCGACTGGGCGTACTGAATCGATGGCGCCACCATTTAAGGTGTTGCGCAAATCGTTGTTGTATTGTGTGGTCACAGTCATCCACGCACTTCCTCGGGTAACGGGGATGGTTGTACCTTGACCTTGCCATGACACCCAGACGGGATTGTACACTGAGACAACCCAATCAGAATGCAGGAAGGTTCCATCAGCTGAAATGGCTCCGGCTTCCATTTCAACTTCATAGTCTGCCAAATTTGTGGCAAGACCTCCACCTACTCCAGGGGGTAAGTAGAAGGTCAATGTGTCTCCAGTTAGACCAGTTCCGCCATTCAAGTTAGTTGAAATAGCGTAATTGCCTGGAGAAAGGAAAAATCCACCAACTCCTCCTGCTTGGACTGAATACATCCAGTTGAAATTGTAGTTGGCGCCGTCCACGTCGGGGTTTGTTCCCAAGGGGGCGGTTTTAGTCCAGCCCGCCGCTCCTGAACTGATGAGCCCATAGAGAGCGTCTTGTTGTGTCATGAAAGGGGTGAATTTGTCGACTTGCAAGTCTTTCCCTGAGGTGGAGGAAACGTAAGAGGCTGGTTGGGTCCAACTTCCTCCGGCATTCCAGGAGGCAAGGGTTCCGTCTGCGAGATTGACTTTCCATCGGCGGACGAAATTTCCTGTTTGAGTTTTGCCTCCAGCTTGTCCGAGAAAAGGCTTGGCAAGCACACTAAATCTTCCAAGATCAGATCCCCAGGCGCTATTATAAGTAATGGGGAACGACATCTGAGATCTATATAGCATCGTGTATTTGGAATTCCTCGTCGGCACGCGAGACATGCAACTCTCGGGGCTTGCAATACAACCAATGTATGCTTGAAGGTCAGACATTGTGCTTGGGAGGGACTGAGAGATGGAAAGGCTTCCATTTTCGAGAGTGCCACCAACCGTTCGTCCTCCCATAACCACTTTAAGACCACGCGGTGTTCCCGGTTGACTTTTAGGTGGGGGAGCAGGAGACGGGCCACGACTTTTTGGGCCTTGGTTATCTGGGTTTCCGCCTTTTCTAGGAGTTCTGCTACGGCCTCGGGAGCGGGATCGCTCGGGAGTTCGGGATCGATCAAGGGACAAAGCACGTTGACGGACACGATTGTCATATTCTTTGCGGGTGATTTGCTTACTGTCAAGGAGTTGATTGAGTCTTTGCATTGTGGAATCATTGATTTGTGGGATTTTTCAGTTTTTAAAACTTGTAGGGGAAATGACCACGAATGGAGATTTGCTCGGCATCGCCTGAGCTAGCCCTTTAAAAATTTTAAGCATAATCTACGCGTGCCAAGTCATCGAAAATTGGGCTTACACACATAGATTTAAACGGAATACGTTTGAGTATTTTTTCTAGGTTGTTGACATCTTGAGGATCAAGGTCATAACGCTCGTAAATGTATTCATATGACACATCATAATACACCCAAAAGAAATCATGGGAAGGAGCAATGGGTTCACTTTCCACATGATGTTTTTCTCTAAAATTCATCACCATAGGACGGTTTCGAAATCTTTCTATGAATGCTCGTGTTATCAACATAGGGCAGAACGATGCATAGGAAGAAGCTACATCACTCAGATATTGCAATTCAGCATCCATTTTGTCTTTTTGTCTGTATATTGTGCACGGTTCATCCATCGCTTTGCCCATCTTTAATATTCGACTGGGCAGTGGAGTCCATATGGCTTGAAAAGGAACTTGAGTTGGAAAAAAGTTGGGGCGCTTTGGATTGGCTGGAAGCCAGATCCCTTTTAAAAAGGTTCCTTCATAGAAAGAATTGTGGAACTTTATCTTACAATCAAATCCAAGATGGTCTTTAAAAAAGGTTTCCAAAGCTAACTTATCAGGACCTACAGCTTCAATGGCAATCACCCATGAAGTGGCATTGTTCATGCTATTGCCGTCACTAGTGTCTGGACCGCCAGTGGCTCTGGAGGGGCATTCTTTCCGGTCAATTTTGATCTTTTGAGCCACGTCTTTGGTGTAGAAAATGAGTCGATTTGTGTGCATGGACATGAGCCAAGCCAAGGCGTCAGTAGGAACGCCTAAGCGTGCCATGACTCTTGACTCGAATTGCAATGGACCGTAGCTTTGAGATTGATCGAACATACGGAAGTCGCCTTCAATAATCCAGCTTCTTCCTAATTCGTCCCAAATGACTAAATATGAATCATCTCCTCCTACCAAAATATGCATTGTTTTCTTTTTCGGTACCAAGACCGCATTAGCCCATTCTGACAAGCCCAAATCGGTCAAGGCACCTCCATAAACTACATCAATGTCCCATCCTTTGTACACTTTGGTGGCATTGTGCATCTTCCATTGGAGTTTTAATCTTTTGGAGGCTTCGTATATGAAAGGACCTATCATGACTTGTACTTCTTCTGGTATATTCGACAAGGGTCGTGGTTTGAGTTCCATCATGCCGTTCGTGTTTCTAAATAGCACTTCGTTTTTCTTGACTTCCATCTTGATGGTATAATTCATTTCAATGAACTGAGGACCTTCGCGCTTAACCGTTCCACACACCTTTGATATTTCAAGTACTTGCTCATGACGTCTCTGTGATGTTCCAACCATGGACCTACCAATTCTTCCCACTGCATGGGTAATTCTTGGTACACTAAGATGGGAGCTTTGTCCCATGCTGTTTGTGGTATGAAAGGATCGCTTGGAGTGTCGGCTAATGTTCTGCAATGTGCTGTTGTGAGAATAGTTTCAACAGACCTATCTGGTCTGTAAAACGGAACTTGGGTCGTGAAAAGAGCGTATTGTCCAGACATGGTGTCCATTTCTGGAACCAAAGGGGTCACACTGGTCTTCCAAGTGAGCAATGGATTTAGATTTGGAGTGGTAGCTACATATCCTGTTTGAGCTGGTAAAAAATTGGAAGGAATGTCGACTTCTTTTGATTCAATTGGAGTGATGAAAGTTGATTGTGTAGGCAAATAAGTCCGAACGTTCATTGGTTGGCGATAATAGTAATCTCGCCATTCTTGCCATGTGTAGGCATTAGGCGCTTGATGGCTCCACTTTTGATAGTTTCGCCATAGAGCTAGCCACACTGGGAAAGTGATGGTTCCGAACGCTTGAACTGGATTGCTAACTTGAAACCACGAAATTAGCATAAGAGCTGAATTGAAATATACATGGGTTTTGAAAGCTTTGTGTAATGGTTGTTTGGCGGCGTAGTAATGCATGATTACAGCTGGAATTCGCAAGGGAATGGAAACTCCAGTGGCTACGTAAGCAGCCATCTCGCCCCAAGCTATGACGTGTGTCATGTTGGGCCAGAGGTGTTTTATGCTTTCTTCAATAAAAGGCATCAGAACACAGATTTGTAATGTAGTTGAAAATGTGGCTGTATCTGTAATAGTCTTCATCAAATTTCCTAGAAAGGTGCCAATTCTTTCAGGCACTGACCATTCTATGAGTTTGTTGAAACCATTATCAATTGTTTCTGCCACTGTATTACTTATCTGTGTTTTGTAGTCTGAAGGGATTGCTTGACTAATGGCGCCAAACATAAATTTTGGCTTAAACCGCCACGCCATATAAGCACACACGCCTGCTAAGGCGAGTGTTTTTAATATGGGATGCCATGAACTGCTTTCTTTATTGACTTTTCCTATTTTGTCTAGTGCTGTGTTGGCTCGGTCAAAATATCCATTTTGGTCAATAGCCAAAGATTCCAAATGCAAAGCGTCTTCTCTTGCGTTTGAATTGAAGACGGTATTTGCTAAATGTCGAGAAATCTTGACTCCTTCTGAGGGAAAGCTGGCCTGCCCCTTCGATTCCACATACAAGCTTTGCGCCGATCCGTTCGACCGAAGGCTCTCCACTCGGTTCGGTTTCGAAGCCGAAACCGGGCGAATTCAATACCTTCG